CCCCCCTACCTCTTAAAAATAAAACTCTTTATAAACAAGGGCAAAGGTAGCGAAACTTTACATTTTTAAATTAATATGGGAAAAGATAATTGTCGACAGGGACAGTGACCCAACAGACAGTTCTTTGAAAGGTGGCACTGCACCAAACTATAAGGAGATTAGCAATGGCTAATTCAAAAACTAACTTAACTTGGCACGAAGTAGACGTGGACTCAATGAGCGCGGCTCTTAAGAAACGATACAATGAGTATCGTGATCTTAACAAAAAGGCAATGGATACAAAATTGTCCTTTCAGACACAGTTCATAAACGAACTTCGCAAGCAAAGCATGATAGAGTCCACAGAGACAATGGCCTTTGCCTACAAATTCGGCAAACTATCAATAGCTAAGGTAGATGTAGAGGCGGAGAAACCTAAGTCATCTGCGAAGCCTAAGTTCAAGTTCTAATCAACCAATAAGTAGGGCGGCGAGAGTCGCCCTACCCAACTAATCAAACAAGGAATAACAAAATGACATTATACAGATTAAAAATGACACTATTAGTAATCCTAATGATAGCCGCAACAGTACTATCATACATGTTCTACGATATAGGCATGATGTTGTCATCATTCTTAGTAGCAATAGTAGCAATACTCCAAGGTGTAATCATATACATCGACAAATAACACCAATCAACCCTGTTAGAGCAATCTAGCAGGGTATTTCTTTGTCTATTGTTTTGTTGCTCACTATGTTCGCCATTCGTCGGGGGTTTATAGAGTCACGCGCGAGACCATCAAGAGCCACATTAGGGGCAGATAGGGTGTTATAGTGCTAGTTAAGCCAAACCTTACAACTAGTTAGATTAGTTAAGCTAGTTAGATTTCTTACTGTCTCAAAACCTTACACCTTACACTCCGTAAACCCCTATAAACCATACATATTCGCTAAAAGTATACAGTTGTATTAGTTAGAATAGTTAGATTAGTTAGATTTATTTAATAACCCTTCCCCTGTAGAGATTATATGGCCATATACATAACTTGACATAATATATACTCCACTAGGCAGGCCTTATTATTATTTATTTCTAACTAATCTAACTAGTTGTAAGGTTACAGAAAATAAACCTAATAATATCATATACTTACTACTAGTTAAATTGCTAGTTATTCTGCCATATCTCTTATCTAAAATATCCCCCCTATTAACTAGTTGCATAACTCTTTGACTTGGCAGGGCGAAACTTGACACTTTTTTGCCGATCTGCGATACAGAAAACTCGATTTTTCGAAAGTTTTAATTTCAACCAAGCGGAGGAAATCCCTATGAAGCTAACTAACCAATGGACATCACTGTCAAGTTTACAAGACCTCGAACTCAACAAATCTATAAATGTGAAACCTCGTCGTCGTTCGTATCTATCACAGAGTGATGCTGTTTATGACTACATGGTAGGCCATGATGTTGTTATTATCGACAACACGTCTAGCTACAACGGAAGTGTAATGTCAGTACTCGACACTGAGTACCTCAAACGTAATGGTTATGTAACTTTACATCTACACTACAACAACGATCAACAAGTGGAGCTAACCTTATGAGACTTAACATCAGAACCTATTGGATCAGCCAAGCTAAGTATAACCTTGGTGAACGTAAGCATAGCAACAAGACAACAGCTAACACTTACATCAAAAAGCAAGCTAACCGAGAGGTTAGACGTAACACTAAAGCTATCATCCAGTATGAACTGGAGGTAGCACGATGAGTAAGCAAGTAACTGTATCTGGTGTTGATTGTAGGTACTACGTACAGAATAAACTACCTATTAAGAACCATAGTAGTTCCCTTACTGGTAATTATTACTTTTCCAAGCGACAGTATGTTGTCTGGTCATACGATCATTGGCCGCTTTATATATATGATTACCAAACTCAACACTGGTTTGGTAACGAGACCAAGTACAGCCGTACTACCAGTAAACATTCCACCCAAGCTAATCCCTTAGTTGATAACATTACATATTTGTCAGCTGAGCGAATGAAGTATTTGTATGCCAATGGTTACAAGAACTTAATTATAGATATGCTAGGTGCTGACTGTAGATGGCCAGTCAATGAGGAGGTAGCACGATGGTAATTCGTTTGAGACATAACACTAGGCCAGAGACTACTAAGCGTGATGTTGTTAGTGTTAGTGAATGTAGAACTTATGTACGTTCTAAAACTCCGTTCATCACTAACAACAAAACCATAGACAGTAGGTACTACCCTGAGAAAGACCAATACGTTGTCTGGTCATTTGATGAATGGCCGTTGTTCCTATATGACTACAAAGCTCAACACTGGTTCGGTAATGAGAGCCTTGATACCAGAGTGTCTACTTACATGAATAACTTTTACAAAGGGCATATGAGACAGGCTAACCCTCTTGATGGTGAGCTTAAATGGTTGCCCTCTGATCGTATGAATTACCTATTCATCAATGGTTACAACAACTTACTAGGTTTACATCTAGGTGCTTTTCGCTAGTCGAAACAGGGTGTCATGCCCTGTCTACAGTAGTTGGTTACTGCTGTACTGATGAGACAAACCAAACAAAGGAGAGAGTGCATGGCACTACAACTATTTGCTGTTCGTAAATATCCGAATGGTGACTTGCTTACCGACGATAAGGGTAAGCCTCTGTACTTCCATAATAAGATGGAAGCCAAAGCGTTGCGTAACAACTCAGCGCATAACTATCCCAAGGCTGTGGTAACTTTTGCCCCAGACCATCACTCATATATAGCAGGAGATAAATGATATGAGAGCAACACTTATGAAGGAAACGCTCAAAGATATGCACAAGATACTACGACCTGTAGTCATAACTGGAGCGCCTGGAGGTGGTAAGACACAGCTCGTACAACAAGTTGCTAAAGAACTTGGTGTCCACTACATCCAACGTCACTTACCTACAATGCCAGTAGAGGATTTCGGTATCCCTATGATTGACAGACCCCAACTCTATTACAAGATACCTGATTGGTTTCCTGCTGTTGGTTCAGAATGGGACGATGGTAGAGGCGGTATAGTTTGCTTCGATGATCGTAACCAAGCTGACAAAGACATACAGAAAGTCATGGCAAACATATCAGAAGAACGTGAGTTGCATGGTGTCAAGATGGCAGATGGTTGGCATATTGTATCTACTGGCAACAGATCGACAGACAGAGCAGGTGCTTCCAAGGTTCTAGGACATCTTGCTAATCGTGAGACTGAGCTAGAGTTAGACACTCACCTAGATGACTGGCGTTCATGGGCTATAGACAACAACGTTAAGACCGAGGTTATAGCGTTCATCGGCTTTCGTCCTAACCTACTACATGATTATGACCCTCAACGTGATGGTGCTAATCCTACCCCAAGATCATGGGTAGCAGGAGTTGGTGATGTGCTAGGTGTTGTACGACCTGAGGCAGAGTTCGAGTGCTTCAAGGGTGCTATCGGTGAGGGTGCGGCGGCAGAGTTCGTTGGCTTTATGCGTATCTATCGTAAGCTACCTAACCCTGATGCTATACTACTCAACCCTGATACATCAGATGTACCTACTGACCCTGCTACATTGTATGCTTTGTCTGGTGCATTGGCAGAGCGTGCCAGTATCAAGAATATGCCCAAGCTATGTACCTATATCAAACGTATGCCGCCAGAGTTCGGTGTACTTTCTATGAGTACTGCTGTTCGTCGTGACCCTGATCTATGTACATCAGACGCATTTACTGACTGGGCTGTAGATAACCAAGACGTATTATTTTAACCAACCAAGTGGAGATTACTATGAAGCTAACAGACAAAGCATTGCTTGCTCAACTAAGCATATCTGTTCCATCCTTTAACAAACTAGACAAGAAGATCAGTCTGGAAACTACTATTGCCAAGGGAGCTGTTGATGGTTCTGGTAGGTATCACAAATCATTACTACCTACTTGTGACCTACTCAAAGACATCAAGCAGAAAGCTACCCTGATACGTACTAAGTTCTATACCAACACCCTACCTTGGGGTGTCAAGGGTATACAGATGTTACCTAGTGCTAACTACCTAGAGTTTATGACTGACTTTCGTAAGCAGAAGTCCGAGTTCGAGATGCTAGTGGATAGGTTCTGTCCAGAGTACCCACAACTTGTTGCTAATGCTCAGACGTTACTAGGTACGTCCTACAACCCCGACGATTACGCTGACCCTGACAGCATACGAGACAAGTTCAGTATGGCTATGGCTATTACCAACGTAGCATCTGATGACTTTCGTTGTGCAGGTATCAGTGATGAAGAGGAGGCTGTACTACGTGCTGAGATACAAGCTACTACCAAGCGTCAAGCAGAACAAGCTATGACTGAGGTATGGCAACGCTTATACGACAGGGTGAAACACTTAGCTGATAAACTAGCTGACCCTACTGCTACGTTCAAGAATACTACCATCGAACATATCAACGAGTTGTGTAGTATCTTACCGCGTCTTAACTTTGCTGATGACCCTAACCTTGAGACTATGCGTCAACAAGTTGAGGGTAAGTTGTCAGGTTTCCATCCTGATGCTTTGCGTAATGACCCTGACTTACGCCGTGATACTGCCGCAGATGCTAGTGACATCATGTCTAAGATGGGTGCTTTCATGGGTAAAGCCGCATGATACCTAGATGGTTCAAAGCAGGACATAAAGAGTTAGAGGTTCTAACAATGTCCAGAGAAGCTGACAAAGTATACATTCAAGAAGTAGTTGAGAGTATACTTATAGAGAAAGGAGTGAAGCCCAAGAGGTTTCACTTCACAATAACAATCCATTACGAGGAGTAACAAAATGGATATAATGAAACGACTATCCAAGGCCAAGACTGCCTTGGTACTAGAACATCCGTTCTTTGGTGCTATAGCTTTAGGTATGCCAAGTGTTATTGATGACACTATACCAACGGCTTGTACCAACGGCAAACTAATACGATACAACCCTGATTTTGTTGATGGTCTTACCGATGGTAACATTGTGTTTCTTATGGCTCACGAATGTTTCCACCCAATGCTTGGTCATATATGGCGGCTATCAGGTCGTGACCCTAAGCTATGGAATGTAGCAGGCGACATCATTATCAATCAGATGCTTGTCGATGATGGCATAGGTGACTTCATAGAGGGTGGCCTGCTAGACAAGAAGATGTTCGAAGAGGGCGGCGGTACTACTGACGGAGTGTACAACCTGTTGTCACAACCTAAACGTGGGTCTGGAAATACAACAGGTGACGATAACATTGCTGTAGGTATGGATGTTAACGGCGGTATCGGTATGGATATTGGCGAGGCTGAGGGCGAGAGTGCTGAACAAGAACAGGACGAGGCCGAGTGGCGTATCAAGGTAGCTCAAGCGGCACAGTCTGCTAAGATGGCAGGCAAATTGAGCGTAGGTTTAGAACGTCTTGTTACTAACATACTCAATCCCAAAGTCCCTTGGGAGAACGTGTTAGATACTTTCTTACAACGATGTAAGGCTGACGAACGTACTTTCGCTAGACCTAATCGTCGCTTCATAGGTCAAGGTATGTACCTACCATCTAGGACTGGTGAGATGTTAGGCGAGATTGCTTTCTTTATAGATTGCTCTGGTTCTATAACTGATGAGGATATAGCTCAGTTTGCGGCAGAGATTACCAAGGTACACCGCGATCTAATACCGACCAAGCTACACGTTATATACTTCGACACCGAGGTATCACACTACGATGTATATGAACCTAACGATGAACTTGACATCAAGGCTCATGGCGGCGGCGGTACTAGCTTCGATAAGTTATGGCCATTCCTAGCTGACAACGATGTTGAACCTATTGCGGCTGTAGTTCTTACCGACTTATGTTGTTACGACTTTGGCGATCAACCTGACTACCCTATACTATGGGTGTCAACTGATGCAGAAGAAGCACCCTTCGGTGAAGTGGTGATGATGTGAGTACAGAACAACTATTGATGGTGGCTATCATAGCCGCTGTCTCAATCTATACTTGGCTAACTGACAAAGAATGTAGGGAAGCCAAGCAACTAAGTGATTTCTACCTCAACGTGTTGACTGATGTAGCAAACAAAGAAGTAGAGATACGTGTGTATAACCAAGGCGAAATAGAAATTCGCAACATTAAAGGAGAGTAAACATGGCAACAGTACGATTTAGTATGGAGCTTGTAGCAGACATAGAAAAAAATGCGAGAGCATTACATGAAAGTAGTATAGAGAAGGCAAGGTCTTTACCTGATGACTTTGGTTTCAGATTATACAAGCAGATATTCTCAGAGGATATTAGGGCTAAGATGGAGGCGTTACCTCTATATTTCTTTGACCAGAAGCATGAGCTAACTTTCGATGGCTTTACAGATGAGGGTAATAAGGTAATAGACATGGGTTTCGGAGATGATAATGGTCTTATTACCTCTGGCTTTTGGTGTACCCCAAAGTTTTCAGTATCAGGGCTTAGGTTTCCTGTAGATATAAAGATCGAAGGGGTTCAACTCAACTGGCGTGGTTGTTATCTTAGCGCCAAGTACCATAAGGACACACCTATATGGGACGAGTATATAGCGTGGGGTAAACGAGTTTACATAGCAGAGAAAAACTGCAAGGATTTTGTAGATGGTGTGATGAAAGTAGTTGGTATGTATTCTACACTAGCCCCTGCACTTAAAGCATGGCCTGCACTATGGGACTTGATACCCCCTGAGAAACAGCTTCGACATAAGGAGATAGTAGAGCGTAAGTCTGCTAAAGTAGTCGAAGAGTTAGATACTAAAAGTCTAACTGCGTCTGTAACTATGGCTAAGTTGGTGAAATAATATGGCAAATGATTATGAACCTATGATAAAAGATTATCTTAGCACTGCTGAGTTGTTTGCTAAATGCCGTAAGCCTGAGAAGGGTAAACCTATAAGGACTTTCATGCGATTGTTTAAGTTGGATGATGGCACGTTTGTTTTTAGAATGACTTACGATGGCGTAGATGTATGTACGCTAACACCTGACAACGTGTTGACATTTGTTATAACAAAGGAGAACGCTAGAACAGTAGCCAATACTTTAGCTATAGGTATGGAAAGAGTTGTACCTTTTAGATGGTATAGAAAGTCCACTGGTAGGTGGAAGATAGTACCTATGCCTTTTTACTATCATCACTCTGAGTTCGATAACCAACATCACTGGACATCTATGTGGGAAACACATCAGAAGTACATAACATCTGAGAGTGAAGAGTTCTTTAGCGGTTTACAGTTTAACATAGAGACAGGTATACCTATCAACCCCTTACCTGACATAGAAGAAACGCTAGTGTTAGAGAAGCGTAGACTGTGGCACAATGCAATACGTAAGTGGAAGCGTGCTGTTAGAGTACGCGGTAAGATTGGTGCGTTAGATAAACTTATAAAAGAAGAGTACGCTACCAAAACTACCCACAACAGAGTAGACTTTGATATACTAAGGTTTAATACAGACGATCAACTTGACATACTTTACAAATGTATTAAGAATAACGAACATCCTACTGAGTTACTAAGGCTGTTTGTTCAAGGTGCTATTAGGGATAGAGGTTATTACTATTATGGAGGTAGTAATACTTGTGATGCAAAGGAGGTACTATCACACATGGATACTATACTTAACAACCATAGTCTTGACCTACGTAAGTTATACGGAGTGTTTGGCGAAGAGTTTACTAATGAAGCGTGAAGAAGCCGAAGACAACTACCGAATAAAGTGGGAAAAACAAATAAAGAAAGACATGGCAGATAACTCTGCACTGCGTGCGAGACAAAGACCTATGAAGAATGTAGGTAACAGCAAAGAGGGCGGAGCTAAGGGAGGTAGTGTCTCCGCCTACACCAGAGAAAATAAACTATAATCATAAGGAAGTAACACATGAAGAAGAAATTAAAAGCAGATAAAATCTGGAAGTATAAGTTAGCTAATCCAACAGCTACAAACAGGCAGATAGCTAAGGCTTGTGGAGCGCACATTACATACGTTACGTCTCTAATGGGTAGGACAGGTACGCCTAAAGAAATACTTGAAGCACCTAAACCTATGAAGCGTGGTGACATACTAGACAAAGCTAAAGAGTATGTAACTAAAGACAGGGCTTCTCAACATGGTGACATGGAGAAAAACTTTACGCTTATAGCTGACTACTGGAGCATACATCTTGGGTGGCTAATAGAACCTACTGATGTAGCGGTGATGATGAACCTATTAAAAATAGCACGCATCAAATCTAATCCTGCTAACCTAGACAACTTTATAGATGGTGCAGGCTATATGGCATGTGGTGGTGAGATTGCGGCCAAAAAATAGGAAGATACTTACCAAATTAAAAAAGGAACTGGGCATATATTATGCTCAGTCCGATAAATCTACAGTAACATTAGTAGAAACACCTTGGAGAGATGAAGATGATGGACATAGTGACGTTGGATTTCGAGACGTACTACGACAAAGACTACAGCCTAAGAAAGATGACGACTGAAGCGTACATAAGAGACCCAAGGTTTGAAGTTATAGGTGTAGGCGTTAAAGTAAACGACCATGATACCGATTGGTATAGCGGAGATAATCCTAGCAGGTTCTTACGATCAATAGACTATAGTAACAAAGCTATACTAGCACACAACACAGCGTTTGATGGTGCTATACTGGGGTGGCACTTTAATATCCAACCTAAACTATGGTTAGATACGTTGTCTATGGCACGTCCCAAGCATCAGATGACAGTAGGAGGTTCGCTCAAGGTGTTGTCAGATCATTACGGCCTAGGTCAGAAGGGCGATGAAGTTATAAATGCTATGGGTAAAAGGCGTGAGGACTTTACTGCCGAGGATATGAACCGCTATGCAGATTACTGCGTCCAAGATGTAGAGCTAACATACAAACTATTTAAGAAGTTAGCTAAAGGTTTTCCAAGTAGTGAGTTGATGGTGATAGACCAGACCCTACGAATGTATACTGAACCTACTATAAGACTAGACAACAACGTGTTGGTAGAACACTTACATCTTATTCAGGATCAGAAGACTGCACTACTAGACAAGTTAGGTGGAGAGGCTAAAGCTAAGGACATACTTATGTCTAACCCTAAGTTCGCTAGTCTATTGAAAGCACTAGGTGTTACACCACCTATGAAAGTAAGCCCTACTACAGGTAAAGAAGCGTTTGCTTTTGCTAAGACGGATCAAGGGTTTAAAGAGTTACTAGATCATCCGAAGCCATCAGTAAGGGCGGTTGTAGAAGCAAGGCTAGGTGTTAAGTCTACCATAGAAGAGAGTAGGACTATATCTTTCATGGGTATAGCTGAACGAGGGCGACTACCTATAATGCTTAACTATTATGGAGCGCATACTGGTAGGTTTAGTGGAGGTGATAAGGTAAACCTACAGAACCTACCGCGTAACGGCAAGCTAAGGGCGGCATTGACTGCACCCAAAGGACAACTTGTTGTGGCATGTGATTCGTCGCAGATCGAGGCTCGTATGGTAGCGTACTTAGCAGACCAGAAAGACTTACTTAAATCTTTTGCGTCAGGTAATGATGTATACTCTGAGTTCGCGTCCGATGTGTATGGCAAGCCAGTAACAAAAGCCAACAAGCTAGAGCGTCACGTTGGTAAGACAGCTATACTTGGGTTAGGTTATGGTATGGGAGCTGATAAGTTCCAAGCGTCACTCAAGTCAGGGTATCCGTCTGTAGTAGTAGAAACAGGGGAAGCTAAACGTGTTGTGGATTTGTACAGGAACAAGAACCATAAGATAGTATCGCTGTGGAACAGGAGTAACCATGTCCTAAAAGCGTTATCATCGGGAGGTTCTGGACAGCTATGTAATATACTTAGCTATGATGAACAAGGTATCCGTATGCCCAATGGATTTTATATAAGATACCCTGCACTACGCAGAGGTGAAGACGGACATGAGTATATAAACAACGCCAGATCATATAAGAATAGACACATGGATACTACCAAGTGGACTAAGATTTATGGCGGTAAAGTTGTAGAGAACATAACACAAGCTGTTGCTCGTATAGTTGTAGCTGAACAGATGGTAGCGATAGGACAACGATACCATGTAGCTCTACAAGTACACGATGAAGTAGTGTGTATAGTAGATGAAGATAAGGCTGAGGAAGCTAGGGATTTTATGGTAGAAGTAATGTCTACACCGCCTCAATGGGCGACTGATCTACCTGTTGCTTGCGAAGCGGATATAGGTGCTAACTACGGAGACGCTAAATGACCAAACTATCACACTCTTTCTCAGCAATTAAGATGTATGAGAATTGCCCCAAGAGATACTACCACCAACGTGTACTTAAAGAAGTCAAAGATCAGGGGGGTGAGGCTACCATATGGGGTGAGCGTGTGCATAAGTTCCTTGAAGACCGACTAGCCAAGGCGACTGAGTTACCACAAGAGGTTGCTCGTTATGATCCGTTATGTCAGTCTATTGTTAAGCTAGCAATCGGGGGTGAGTTGTTAGTAGAGCAACAGCTTACACTTAACGTAGCTTTAGAACCTACTAGTTGGTTCTCTAAAGACGCATGGATGCGGTCTATCGTAGATGTCTTAGTCATTCGAGGGGATGAGGCTATAATGTTTGATTGGAAGACAGGCAAACGTAGGCCAGACTTCTCTCAGCTAGAGTTGTTTGCACTACAGGTATTCAAACATTACCCAGAAGTTAAGCGAGTGCGTACTGCTTTCGTATGGCTAAAAGATTTATCAATGGATCACGAAACGTATACCAGAGACAACGAACCAGAACTATGGGCGCGTCTTATGAATAAGGTAGTACGTATAGAGAAGTCGCTTGAGACAGACAACTGGCCTGCCAAACCTAGTGGGCTATGCAACTGGTGTCCTTGTAAAAACTTTTGCGAATATTCATAACTAAACTTGACATACTTTACAGATAGGAGTACACATGGCTACTACACCCGAAGGGCGTATCAAGAAAAAATTAGACAAGATGTTTAAGGAAGAAGGTATCTGGTACTATAGCCCACAAGCAGGGCCATTTGGCGCGGCAGGGATACCAGATAGGGTTGCTATAGTTAGGGGTTTATTCCTTGGCGTTGAATGTAAATCAGATAGGACAAAGAAACCTACACGTTTACAAGAACGAGCGATGGCAAACATAGAAGATGCAGGTGGCAAATGTTTTGTTGCTTGTGATGATGAGACAATAGAGATGGTGAGGGAATACATCCGTGTATGTAATAGAGAAATCAAAGGCGATAGTATTAAAACTTAATAACCCACAACGTGTACTGGCTACTGTACCTACTGCTAAAGCATGGGTTAAGAATGGTGTTGACTACGTTGTAGCGCCGCATAGGATTAAAGAAGTGGGTATGTTACGCGAGCTTGGTATAAAAGCACCTTCACCTATACTACATTATTATGATTGGGTAGGACAGTTCACGCCGTATGACCACCAACGCATGACTTCTGCGTTTCTTACCATGAACACAAGGGCTTTAGTACTTAACGAGATAGGTACTGGTAAGACACAGAGCGCACTATGGGCGGCTGACTATTTAATATCAGTGGGTGCGGTAAAGAAAGTACTTATACTCTCACCTCTATCTACACTTGAGCGTGTCTGGGGTGACGGGGTTTTTACAGGGCTTATACACCGCAAACACGTTGTGCTACATGGTACTGCGGCAAGGCGTAAGAAATTACTAAACACCGAGGCTGACTTCTATATCATTAATCACGATGGATTTAATATTATACGTGATGACATAAAGGATATGTTCGACCTTGTTATTATAGATGAGGCGGCAGTGCTACGTAACCCATCTACCAGTAGGTTTAAGATATTCCGCAAGTGGTTGAAGCAACACGAACACATGCGCTTATGGCTTATGACAGGTACACCTACACCTAATGACCCTACAGATGCTTGGGCTTTAGCTACTCTAGTAGGTAATCAAAATGTTAGTAAGACCTACACAGGTTTTAGAGAACAGGTGATGATGAAGATAGGCCAGTATAAGTATGTGCCGAGGCAGAACAGTATGGATATTGTTAAGCATACACTACAACCTGCTGTCAGATATACTAGAGACGAGTGCTTTGATCTACCTGATACAGTGCGCCAGACTAGGGCTGTACCTATGACCCCCGAACAGACTAAGCATTACCAAACTATGATGCGCCATCTGGTTACAGAAGCGGCTGTCGAGGGTACTATAACTGCTGTCAACGAGGCGGTTAAGTTACAGAAACTTGTTCAGATAGCATGTGGTGTTGCCTATAGTGACGACGGACAGAACGTAGAACTAGACTGTCAGCCTAGGGTAAACGCTGTCAAAGAAGTTATACAAGAAGCAGGGCAGAAGGTCATAGTATTTGTGCCACTTACAGGTACATTACATATGCTAGAGCGAGAGCTAAGTAAGACGTGGAGTGTAGCTGTAGTTAACGGACAAGTACCTGCATCTAAACGCAACATTATATTTCAAGACTTTCAGAACGCTAGAGACCCAAGGGTTTTGATAGCGCACCCTGCTACAATGGCACATGGTTTGACCCTAACATCAGCATCTACTGTTGTTTGGTATGGGCCAGTTACCAGTAACGAACAGTACGTCCAAGCCAATGGTCGTATCGAGAGGATTGGCAAGAAGCACACATCTAATGTGGTACATATAGAGGCTACGCAGATAGAACATATTATGTACGAGCGACTTGCTAATAAACAGAAGCTACAAGGCTTACTATTAGATTTAATCCAGAAGGAGATGGAGTAACACATGGCTACAGTAGAAGAAGTTATAGGTGCATACATGAAGTTGCGCTTAAAAAAGGAGGCTATAGAGGCCGCCGCCAAGGCAGAAGCCAAGGTATATAAAGAAAAGATGACTAAGCTAGAGGCTTGGTTAAAAGTTAAGGCTGATGAGGATGGTGTAACGTCATTCAAAACAGACAGTGGTACTGCTTTCTTAACCACTACAGACTTTGCGGCTGTAGCTGATTGGGATTCAGTGCTAAATTTTATACGCGATAATGATGCGTATGACATGCTTGAGAAACGTGTAAGCAAGATGGCTGTACGTGGATACATTGAAGCAAACAAATCTGTCCCTGCAGGTGTCAACTACGGCACTAAGCTAGACATAAACATTCGTAAACCAGTACTCAAAGGAGAGTAAAATGAGCAACCTAGTACCAACAAATATCCAAATCCCTGCACACCTAGCAGGTAAAGTAGGGCAACCTTCCTCTTTAGCACAGTCACTAACAGGTGGCATTACAAGTGGTGAAGGTAGTGGCTTCGCTAAAATATCTATTAAAGGTAGTCGCTTCCGCATAGTAGAAGACGGCACAGAGACAGTCTTAGATACTACTAAGTTACCAGTAGTTATTGTGGGTGCTAACCCTAAGCTATCTAAAACTTACTACGCTAAAGCGTGGGACAAAGATGCGGAAGCTAGCGCACCTGATTGTTATTCCTTAGATGGCACAAGCCCTCACCCTGACAGTGAAACGCCACAGAACGATGTATGTGCGGCGTGTCAGTGGAACGCATGGGGTTCTAAAACTGGGAACAATGGTCAACAACTTAAAGCATGTGCCGACCAGAAACGTCTTGCTGTAGTTGCGGCTGATGATCCTACAGGTAAGGTCTACCTACTACAAGTAACACCTGCCGCACTAAAAGGTCTCAACGCATACCAGAAAGAACTATCGACACGCGGTATTCCACCAGAGATAGTTAAGACAGTAGTATCCTTTGATACTGATGCGTCATTCCCTAAGTTATTGTTTGGCTTTGGCGGCTTCATTGATGAGACTACACAGTCAGCATTAGAAAATGTGTTTGGTTCTGAGCAAGTTAAAGAGATAACAGGCGAAGTGTTACCTGCTATTCCCCCGGTAATTACGGAGACAAAGAACCCTAAACCTGTTCTGGTAAAAGCTACACCAGACCCCGCTGGCAAAGAGGCTAAGACAACACACGGCTTTGGTTCTGGACAAACTCAGGCTGCGAAGATTGAAGCCCCTGCAGCCAGAGAAGAAGAACCTAAAGCTGCGAAGGTTGTCGATGCGGACGTAGGTAATCTTGCCAGTGAGATTGACGATTTACTAGGAGACCTTGGTGCAGATGACTAAGAAACCATTAGACTTTGAAAAGGTTGAAGCACTTAGGGAGCATATGCTCCTTAGTGTTAAACATATGTCACAGCTTATGGGTGTGTCGCGGATGACTTATTATGGGTGGGTTAGAGGTAAGCCCATTCGTGATAACAATGAAGCTAAAGCGAAACGGATATTGCGACAACTAATATCTCTTGTTAAGGAAGGCCAATGGCCTACCGAGAGTTCAAGAAGTATGAGCGCGTTATCCAGATACGAAACTTTACTTGAGATTTTAGAAACTCAGGAGTAGTATAGAAAAACAAGGGGGGTATTTACCCCCCACATAAAAGGCAGTAACACATGGACACGTTGAGTTTTCTTCAGCGAGTTTTGCCGACGGAGGGTATATACTGCACAATAGTTGTAGAACGTCAGGGTGAAAAAGATTACCTGAGACAAGCCTTTTACAACTCCGTTGGAGAACTTGAGCAGGCACTTATCAGTTTAGATAAGAGAAAAAGAAATGTTTACTACGCTACGTCAGCGTTTGTAACGAAAGAAAGTAGGAAACAATCTAACGTACGTACGACCAAGGCGTTGTATATGGACGTAGATTGCGGTGAAGGTAAAGATTATCCATCGCAGAAAGAGGGGCTACAAGCCCTACTAAAATTTATAAAAGACACAGGGCTACCCAAGCCTATGGTGGTATCATCAGGTAATGGGCTTCATGTATACTGGGTACTCACGAGAGAACTAGAGCCAACCGAGTGGCAACCTCTTGCTGATGCTATGAAGCGTTGTGTTTATGAGAATAATTTTAAACAGGATATGTCTGTCCCTGCCGATAGTGCAAGAGTACTACGAGCAGTAGGTACACATAACCCCAAGGGTGGCAACCAAGTAAAGCTATTGGTAGACAAGCCCCCTGTAACACCAGAACAAATGGCAGAGTGCTTTAAAGATTACATAGTAGCACCGCCTATAGGCCTAAAGAAAGCTGTTCAAGGTAGTTCTTTGTTAGCTAACTTGGCCGTAGAACAAGAGTACCCACCATCAGTAGCCAGTGTAGTCAAGACTAAATGTCAGCAGATTGCTTGGGCTGTGGATAACCAAGACCAAGTGCAAGAACCTATGTGGTATAACCTTATAGGCGTGGCGGCGTTTTGTGTAGACCCAGAAGAGACAGCCAAGGAGTGGAGTAAGAACCATCCTAGTTATGATGAAGCTGAGACACTGCGTAAGTTGCGCAACTGGCGACAGGCTGTAGATGGGCCAACAACTTGTGCTAAGTTTGACAGCGAAAGGCCAGGGGGGTGTAAGGGGTGTCCGTTTAGCGGTAAGATCGGAAGCCCTACCAGACTAGGTGCGCAGTTTGAAGAGGTAGATACATCGGCAGATGCACCCGAAGATGTGATAACTGAGATCAACATACCTAAGCCATTCAAGAGAGCGCAAAGCGGTATAAAGATTACCTTGGACGATACTGATATAGATGTATGTGACTTTGATATATACCCTGTAAGCTATGGCCGAGATGAATCACTGGGCTACGAGGTATGTAGGTTTAAATGGAACAGACCACATGTAGGTTGGCAAGACTTAATACTAAGACAGGCTTACCTAGCAGATGGTACGTACCAATACTTTGTTAGTATAGTAGCTGACCAAGGTATTGTGTTAATAACTAAAAAACAAACGGAGTACTTTCAGTATATGTTACGTTCATACATGAATGAATTGCGTAAGTTCAGAACTATGACTAACCTTTACGCTTCAATGGGTTGGAAAGAAGACCACAAACTATTTGTCTTAGGTGATACTTTATACAGGCGTAAGCCTGATAGTACTATAGAAAAAGAATCTATAAAACTAGCGTCTGCTTCTTCTCGTATAGGTAGTGATATGTTTGGTGTGTCGGGAGACCTAGACACATGGAAAGGTATGACAGGTTTACTACAACGTGCTGACCTAGATGCTCACATGTTCTCTATAGGTATAAGTCTGGCCTCACCGCTACTTGAGTTCACTGGCCTTAAAGGTATGACTGTATCCCTGTTCGGTAAGACAGGTGGTGGTAAATCTTTAGCACAGTTAATGGCTCAATCAGTATGGGGTAATCCAGATAAGCTACACTTCCAAGCTAAGTACACGCAGAACACACTGTTTAGCAGGTTTGGTTTGTACGCTAACCTACCTATAACTATAGACGAAGTTACGATGATGTCCGATAAAGACGTAGGTGATTTCTTATATTGGGTCAGCCAAGGTAGAGATAAAGCTAGGCTTAATAGGAACGCAGAAGAACGTGAGGCTAAGACATGGGCTACGTTCTGCATAGTCTCTACTAACAGACCGCTTAGTTCTAAGATGGTTGCATCAGGGTTAGACACTGACGCGCAGATGGCTAGACTACTTGAGCTTACTGTTACACCTAGCAAGTTATTCACAGATAGTTCTAACATAGGTAAGAAACTCTTTGACCTTATGTCTACAAACTATGGTGGGGCAGGAGATATATTCATACAGAAGTTAATGGAAATTGGGCCAGAAGGGTTGCGTGCTATGATAGCTGAGGCCACCAACAACTTCCATTCTAAGTATGGTGTTAAGTTTACAGGTGAAGAACGATACTGGGAACAGGTTATTATTCTTGCTGACTTAGCCATTAACTTGGCTCAAGGGTGGGGGCTACTAGCTTTCAAGTCAGAACCTTGTGTTAAGTGGGCGCTTAGTCAGATCAGTACTCTACGTAGAACAGTATCAGAAAACCAGATTGATGCGTTTGATCTTATATCAGAGTACCTCAACGAGTTTGCAGGTGATACTGTTAGGGTCATGCACACAGGTAAGATACCTATGGTTGACTATGAACGAGTACCACGTAATGGTATTAGAGCTAGAGTAGATGTACATAGGAAGGTATCATCAGACCCATTCGACAGTGGGACACTGATGTTAGACCGCGCTCACTTCCGTAAGTGGTTGTCTACTAGAGGTGGGGACTACAAAGGTATAACAGATATACTTAAACAAGAACTCGCTGACGCTACACCATCTGGTATGAGAGCTTCGCTAGGTAGAGACACACCTATTAAGATACCACAGACTTATGTGATAGGTATAAACCTAAGACACCCAAGGATGGTAGGTTTACTAGACGAAGCTGAGATAGCGTATGAAGACTTAACATTAGGTCAGTTACAGATAGTACCTTAGTCTGCAACCATAGCTTCAAAGAACTTGTCCAAGTCTTTACGTGCGGCAAGCGGAGAACTTCTGAGGGTACGTTGGGCGGCAGTCTTGCGTGCCTCTTTTTCTGCTTTGCGTACGTTCTTACGGAAGTTTCTAATCTCCATAGGCGTACCCTTGGCTGTCTTGTTCCACTCTTTAACGCTTTTCTCTATGCTTCTTCTCTGGCTTTTATTACCTTTAAGCCATGCCTGCTTGAACTCCGTGGTTACACTACGTTGGTAATCAGTAACTCGTTTAGCGTACTTGATCGCTCCGTACTGGTCAGCGGCTTCTTTAGGGTAGAAACCTAACAGCCTACCTAGAAGTAACATACTACCCATGTCTTCCGTCACAGTATAGCCACGTTTGTCTACGACAGTACCATTCTTTAAGTAAGCAAATGCGTCAGCAAAATTTCTTACTGTAGTAGAGGGGGCTTTGCGAAGTGCATCACTTGTGGTTACTGTAGAGGAGAGCGGAGCAGATGCGGCTAAGTATGCAAACTCACCTGACTGCTCAAGGAAACCATAGGCGGGGCCGAATATGTCTTTGATTTCTCTGTATTTATCTGAACCTGATAAAAAGAAACCTGTCCCAGGGATTACGTTGCCTAGAGACACACGACCACCAATGTCTATAGGCATTACCTGATTGAGCGCACCAGTAAGTAAGAACTTAGATGATCCGGGGTATAAATCCTCAAGAAGTTTAGCCGCTTCGAACCTTACGCTACCTGATTTAAACCCAAGTGCTTGGCCTAAAGTATCTATCAAGTCTTCTAAGTCTTCTGCTAGTGGTATACCTGACATACCTGACATAACTATAAGGCTAGTTAGCATACCTAACTTACCATTGCGTGACAGGTTAGCAAACATCTGTATGGATGTAACTGGATACACCTTATACATATAGACAAAAGACATCCAACCATTACGGAAAGCATCTGGTCTGTTAAGAACAGAGTACTCACCCATAGTATTGTTTATGGCTTCAACAGAAAACTTAGTAGCTCCTGCGTTTGCTTCTGCATCTGATTTACCTACTGATTTTAGTCGCGCAAACTCTAGTCTATACGCCGCAAGGCCAAAGCCTCTTCGCGCACCGCGTTCAGTTGCGTTAAACGGATACATGAAAGCGTCTACAAATTTTTGCATCCATGCTTTACTCATGTTGCCCCGTGATAGACCCATCATGGCGTTACTCTGTGCAGGTATCATCACACCTTCACGTATCTCTTGTGCTAAGAACTTAGCTTCTAGTTCAGTTAGGTTATGTTCTGCCTGTAGTGTTTTGCTTTTGGCTACGCCATCGTAGAACTCAGCCCTGTCAAAGTTTAACCCTGTATTCTTAGCACCAAATCTTTGTAGTTGATCTCCTGCTAGTCCCCTAACACCAACGTCAGCCATAGCTTTGTTTATAGAACCTATAGATGCAAAGCCAAATCCTCCACCAAATCCTGTCTTACTGTTGTGACTAGATAGATAAGGTAGTCCGTTCACATAAACACCTATAAAGTTTAGCGTACCTGTAGCAATAGAACCACCTAGCTGAAACAAACTTGCGAATGAGCGAACGCCTGCCGCCATCTTACTAGCTTCAAAGTCCGACATAGATACGTCACGATTGTTATTAAGGAAGTCAATACCTCTAGCCGCTTCCGCGTGGTACTCGTTACCATAGTTTGTACCACCACGTTGAGTGTTCTTTACCATACTATCCAGCTCTGCGTATTGGTAAGAAGCGTCAGTGCGTACTGCTTGTGGTAACGACATATCTTCCTTCATAGCTTTTAAGTTAGCTAATCTTTGTTTAGTTTCGCTACCATCCATACGCCACTTCTCTCTGGATTCACGTAGGTTTAGGTTCATTAGGTTAGTCATTGCAGGGCGTAACTGTGTCTTAGCTATAGTAGCGGCACGTTTATCTATGTGTTGTGACACTGAGAGTACACCATCAAGGTCACCCCCGGGGGTAAAGCTACGCTCAAGACGTTGTCGTGCGCTTGCGTTCTGTCTAGTAAGGCCTGTAACAACTCGCTCCATCTTGGTAGGCGATAGGTTAATATCAAAGAACTGTATACCACGTACAAAATCATTTAGGTTAAGCTCAGGTGGGCCAGATACACTGTCAAGCACAGCTTCAGACACAGCTTCTAGTGTGACTGATTGCGTAGTAAAGTCACCTGTGTTTGTATCTTTTACTAGCGCTTTAAAACTAGTAACTTTACCCATGTCTTCGTTGAACGTACCTGCAAGACGCTCAGCATCACTAGCTTTATCTACTTGTTTGTATACAAGTAAGTCTTGATGTCGTTCATGTAACTGTACAACCTTACCATTAACTTTAGCTTGTATACGTATTTGGAATCGACCTTCTCTCATCACGGGGGTGTAGCCAGTTGCTATCGAACGCTTGGCATATAGGTCTGACTCACGGTTTAGATAGTCTGAAAGCATAACCCTACGTACTTCTTCTTGTAATAGGAACTTAGTACTGTCATCGTTAAGCAGGCGACTACGTAGGCTGTCTAGTTGTGCGACTACATCTTGACCTTTAGCTTTGTTAGTACCTTCGTAGAAAGTTTGTACTGTCTTACCTTTATCTTTTGTAGCACCGATAAGATATTTGTTTATGGATTCTATATATTTCTCTGCGTTTGCCATAGCAGTAGCGGATGGTACAAGCATACCTTTGTTGTCAGTAGTTAGGTCTGTAACGTACAACTCACCCATGTAGTCTATGATACCACGAATAGCAGTTTTGTCTTCAGTTGTTAGCCTACCATTATCACGTATCAAGTTGTTAAGGTTAGTCATTACGTTAGCTTTTTCTTGTAAGTATGCGTTATACTTAGCTTTTACTAACTCTATCTCTACGTTATCCATAGCTTCACGTACTTTTTTGTAAGCTATGTACTCTATACTTTGGTCTGTAAGGTTCGGTATACCTTTAACATCCACAGTTTTAGACTGCTCTACATTGTTTTCATCTAGGTACACATCTTGATACGTATACCCATCACGTAATTCTTGTAGGGTTCTAGTACCCATCTTCTTTAATCTTGCTAACTCTTTGTCTATAGTCTCTGGCTTACCATCTATAATTTGTAGTAATGATACCTTACCATATTGGTTGTTAAATAGGTTAAGAGCTTTACGTTGCCCATCGAATAGCATTGTGTTTACTGTATTAGTTTGCTCGTTAGTTATCTGTCCTGCGGGGCCGAACTTCCTGTTAAGCGCCGCCCTCATAGTATCGTTGGCACGAATACGTACGTCACTAGCTATGTTACCATGAGCCATAAACATCTGGTGGATGTCAGCAAGCCCTGCATTTTTACGTGCGCGGTAGTTAGATAAGCTAAGATACTTAGCACTGAATCTGTCGAACCTATCTTTAATATCTTTACCGCCAGAGGTAGCTTCTTTCCATATCTCTTCCCAGTTAGTAGGTAGAGGTTTACCCTGACCCATGGCTTTAGCCGCTATTATATTAGCAACACGCATGTTAGTGGCAGGTGCGAACCTACCAGTGCTAGCTTCTCCTGTATTAGTTGTCACGTCTTTGTACTGTTGTGCTACTTCGGACATGATAACTAGCTGACCACCGCCACTAGAGTTTGTTCGTGTGTATTTTCTCGACTGATCTACAAGGTAGCGGATGTCCTCGTCACCAAACTTAGCGCCAAACTTGTTAAGAAATTTCTTAATGGCATTAGATATACGTGCTATGACAGATGTGTCTATAACTGCGGCGTAGTCTGCTATGTATTCTTCGACAGCTTCAGCTTTGCTTTGCCCATACGCTTCCATTGTACTGTCGACTGCTGACTGAACATACTCGTTGTTATCATACAAGCTCTCCATTAGAGCATTGAACTGTTTCTTAGGTACAATACTACGTAGTCCGTAGTGTCCTAATACTTCGTGAGCCATGACAAAGTTTAGATGCTGTTGGTTAGCTATCTTATCTGAGAATATAATAACTGTACTGCCATCGAACGCATAGCCTACTGCGTTTTGTGTGTCGAAGTCTCCTTCAGTACGTGCGGCGGCGGCGGCTTTATGTAACTGGGGGTTTCTAGCTTTGAGGTCTGCTTGATCTCTGTATACAAATAGCTTTGGTTTTACTTCTAGTTTGTTTATAAACTGACGTGCAAGCATACGCACTCTACCATTAGCCATGGCTCTTACAGGTGTACCATCTTCGGTGACAGCTCCATCAAGTGAGAACCTACCTGACGCACGATTTTGACCTGCAGGTTTTTCTTTCATAGCATCTACAAATTCCATAATAGATGTGTTATTATTTGGTTTTGTGTTAGCTAACTCTTCTTTAATATTTGCAGGGGTTGCTACCCTACCTCCTGCTTTAGCAGTGTTAAACTCTACGCCAACATTTAGTAAGTCAGGTATTAGCCCTTGCTGTTGTAATAAAGTAAACCCAGGGTTAACGCCTTCTTTATCCATAACATTAATGGTGTCCAGTTCTTCAGCTACTACTAATAGAACTGCACGACTATCATCATTATAAATAAAATCATCTAGGTATTCTCTAGCCTGACTGCGTTTTGTTATACCTTTGCCTTTAGTAGGTGAGAAGTAAGCAGTACGTACAAGAGCGTATAAGTTTTGTTTATACTTAGCTCCTACTTCTGTTTCTATATTAGAAATCATGTCGTCAACGCTAGAGTCTCTGTATATTTGTTCTTCTGGTTCTAACGAAGTACCTACGGGGGCGTTAAGAGCTACGCTAGATAGGTCAGCATCTGTAAGTGTACCCTTAGTAGCTTTAGTATTTATGCTACGTTGCTCTGATGCAGATAGACTAGCAAACTCTGGCAGTGTAGAGTTATTACGTTGTTTCTTAAAGTCATTGTAAGCATCACGACCTACACTTAAGTCTTCTTCTACTACTAAGTCTTCTTCTACTACTGGTTTAGGTTCTACCTTAGGCTCTACTACCACTGCTTCCTTTGGCTGAGTTTTCTTTAGAGTTTTCTTTTTAGGCTCTGCTTTTTTCTTTAGTGTTTTCTTTGGCTGAGTTTTCTTTTTAGGCTCTGCTTTTTTCTTTAGCGTTTTTTTACCGCCAGTAGGTGGGCCATCAGGCTCGTTAGGTTTACGTATTAGCGGTTCACGTTGGCCTTTAGGTTGCGCTTTAGTTTTACGTAGCTTGTCAAACAATTGTTTGTTAGCAGTACCTTCTCGCACAGCTTGCACCCACTCTCGTTGAGCATCCATTTGCCGCGAATCAAGTGTAACTTTACTAGATAGCTTCTTGCGGCTGTCGTTAAACTGATCCCACAAGCTAGTAGCATCTACGTATTCATCTACTGTTAGTGTATCTTCAAAGGCTTGTTTGGATCGTTGTCGTTCTGCAGCTTGGAAGTCTGCATCTCGTTGTGTTCTATCAGCTTCAGCTTTACGTTGATCTTCTTGAGCTTGGTTCATAGCCTGTCGTAATGGATTAAGTCCTTCGAACATGGCTGAACTACTAGGGGGTGGCGGAGGCGGAGCGTTAAATGATTCAGTAAATCGTAGCTGCCCTTGGTCTTCTAATTCTGCTTGTGTATCAGTCACTTGTACAGTTGGGCGCAGTACGTTGCCAGTAAATGGTAGCTCTTGCTCAGTAAATGGTAGCTCTTGCCCAGTAATACGCGCTTGTGTAGCTGTATCTAAACCCATTTCAGTTGGGGTAAACATCTCTGCCTGCCCTGTACTATCAGGTGCAGGTGCAACAGGTGCAACAGGTGCAACAGGTGCAGGTGTTACGATAGGTGCAGGTTCAACAGGTGCAGGTGTTACGATAGGTGCAGGTGTTGCAATAGGCGGCGGAGGTGTAATGACTTGCCCTGGTATACTTGTAGGCGAAGGTAACGCAAGTAACGGATTTACATTTTGTTCAGGCGGCGGTAAGGCAAGCAAAGGTTTTGTTTCTGGTGCAGTCTCTACTTCTGTTTCCGTAGCACTACCTAATGCGTCAACAGGTTTGCCTTTACGTAAGTTAACAATACCACCGATTGTACCACCTACTGTAAACCCTGCAACAGCAGACTCAATTATGCGTGATAGATATTCATCATCTTCGTAAGCTCTATACCGCCCACCCGCTGTCATGTTTAAAACTTCTTGGCCTGCTTCGGTAGCACCTTCTAATGTTCCACCTACAACAGCGCCTTTAAATAATCTTTTTGCTACACCACTAGGTGACACACCCGATAACCCAAATAGTTTACTAGCTGCTATAGCTTCTGGTATTGTAGATAGAATTGCATATGGTATACCAAGTGCTGCTGCTATGGCTCTAGCATCTTTATCACCTGCGCCTGCACCACGTTCTCGTTGCTCGTTGTATATATCAGCTGTACCAATAGCATAATTGTTAATCGCTGTAGCCGCGCCTGCGCCACCTAATTGCGATAGTGCTTTACGTTGGGCAGCACTTAAACTTTTTATACCGCCCTTAGTGTATTGTTCTGCCGCTTCCTTAGCAACTTTTTTAAATGCGGCTTTACTAAACATAGCCCCTACGGATGCAAGCGCACCACCTACTGGGTTAGCAGTAGTAGCAGTACCGGCTACAAAACCTGCAAGGCCAACGCCGATAGTCTCTATAATATTTGGGCCTTGTTGTCCTATCATAGACACAGCGTACTCAATTGCACTAAGTTCACCGCTAGCTACATCTGCAGCACTAGCTTGAAATGGCGATAGTTCTTCTGATCGTTCGCTTGCTCTGTTTACTATACCAGAACCTAGTTCTTCAGCGCCAAGGAACTGTAGCCCTGCACCACCTAATGTCTTTAGTCCTTGCGTACCAAGTTCAAAGCTACGTTTAAATCTAGTGCCAAGAGTAGGGTCTTCAATACGCCCTAGGTATTCAGAGTATTGTTCTCTGGATAACGGCGACCAAGCTCCAGGTTTACGAGGCACTCCACCTTGGCCTAAATATTCTTTAGACCTTACAGCATCAGCATAGTCATCTACTTGGAACTCAAACCCATTAACAGACATAGTACCTGAACCAGAATCAAATAATATATCATCACCTCCTGAAGGAGATGCTTTCATTTCGGGAACGCTGTAATCAAAATCACCTATACTAGACTCAGGCATTTTTTGTATTAACGAATCTGCCGCAGACGGAGTAAGCCCACCTAAACCTGTTGCGGCAGCTGCACTCCAAGGATCATTAGGTCTTGGTCGTAGTCCTATACCCATTGCTTCGTCTGGAGTTTGTCCATACCGCAAAGTTCTGTTGGCCATTATTGTCTCCTAGTTATCTACAGGTACTAGTCCTGTACCTTCTATGCGGTATATTACTGTACTTGGTAAGCCATCTGGGTCTATTGCATTTGGCACATCGGTATTCATAATACGTACTTGGCCTTGGTCATTAGTGTATTGGAATTGTGTACCTGTATCACCCATAGCAGTAAACTTATTAGATTTTTTAATACGTTCAAGTATAACTTGTCTTGCAGCATCAGTACTAGCTTTATTTAACTCGCCTGTATATTTGAGAGCAGCCTTGTGTGATTCTAATTGTAATTCTTGTTGGAACTCAACAGTGCTTTTGCTTAATGCACTCACTGATGCTTTGTAGTCTTGGTCAAACAAGTACCCAATGTGTGTAGATATTTCGTCTACTGTCATACCCTTTACTGTTGGATTCTCTACACCGTTAACAAACAAAGTCCATCTACCACCCGCGCCATCTGACTCTCTAAGTTCTATGTCATTAGTCTTAAAAGTGTTGGCCATTAGATTTACAAAAGGCATTAAGTCACCCTTCTTAACTTCTCGGAGTATACCCATACCTTTTAGGTAGCCCCTTGTGGCTTCCATTTTTGCTTTGATAGTAGTAATGTTTTGTTCAGCTTCTAGTTCTGCTGATATGTTACCTGCCAACCTATGTAGTGCTTGTGCGCGTGCTAAAGTTTTTATAGTTTCATTAGCGCTAGCTATTGTAGCTTCAGCTAGTCTATATTTTTCAGGGTCTAAAGAATACACAGACGCATTAACTTTTATAGTACCATCATTCTTCTTAGGGTTTACGTTAAGTCCAGCTTTATCAAGTACGTCAACTAATATTTTCTCTTTATCTTTATCATCAGCATCAGAGTTAGCTAACTTAAGAGCTGCTTCCCTAGCTTTTTTATCAGCTTCTATTTTCTTGAGGTTATCTAGTTCTTGCTTTCTAGTTATACCTGCTTCAGGGCCTTCGTTTGTAAACACATCTCCAACATTGCGATACGGCCCTGGTACTTCTGCATTAGTAGTTTGCACTTGGTTTTTTGCGGTTTCTATTTGAGCCAATGTATCACGGTACTCTTGTAACTTAGCCGCATACTCTTCAGCCGAAGCGTTATCTACTTGAGTTCTTAGTAGTGCTGCTTTCTTTGTAAGCTCTGCAACACTTTGCTGTGCATCTTGATAAGGTGCTACTTTTGCACCAAGGCTATACTTATTAAATATTTGACTTTGTATATTAGCACGTCCTGTATCAGAACCACCAAATAAAATTTCAGCGTTTGCCCCACGAGGGCGAACTTCACCTGTACGTGGGTTATAGTCAAACACAGCCGCGGCTGTTGTGCCTTCGTTTAAAGTTACAGGAACAAACCCATCGCCTTCTGTACCACTAGGAAATGTCGGTAGTTCTATAGCGGCGTTAGCCCCTGGTCTTGCACCAGAAGCCATTGCTTTGTCTACAATACTAGATGCTGTAACTTGTAGTCCGCCAGGTAACTCATTAGGTGAAGCTACAGAAAAATCTTTTTGGCCTGTACCTGTTGCTGTACTACCAGTCCATCTAGTAGCTAACCACATACGAGTAAACTGCCCCGCAGTCATACGTTCATTACCACCGTTAAGTAAAATAAATTGCGGATCATTAACTACGCTAGTGGCAAGTACATCATAGTTTGCAGGGTCTAGTAGTTTAGCCGCACCAGTAGCACCCTGTTGATGTGCAAGATATAATTCTCCTGCTGTAGGCTGTCGTCCTAGTACTGCAGCTAAAGACTTAGCATTTCTTGCAGCTAGTTTGGCTGCAGCATTAGACGAAGCTACGGCATCAAACTTGTTTGTTAAACCAAACTCAGCAGCAGTGGCATCTAAAAATTGAAACAATCCTCCTGCTGATGAATTAGGGTTTTGAGCATTAGGGTCAAGAGAACTTTCTACTCTAGCAGTGCTTTCTAAATAACCTTCTGGTAAGCCATATCTTTTTTCTAAGTTAGCCCATACAGGTGCTAGGTTCTGTACAACAGTTTCTGGTGTAGTTGTTTTGCTAGTAACCTTGACATCTGTTTTAGTTGGGGCAGTAGCAGTACCATCGGCTAAGTCAGTAGCAACAGTAGGAGTACCAAATGCTTCTTGTTCATAGTTAGTTCTTGTGTAGTTTATTCCAGCTTGTACCGCCGCAGGATCATTGTTGGCATACACGTTGCGTTTTAATGCACCTGTATAATCTGTACCAACAGAAGGTGATTGTATACCTCCGGAGTTTGCAGCTATTACATTTTGACCAGACCTGTAGCGTTCTAAGTCTCGCATCTTGCGTAGTCGTAGTTCGTTGTCTTCTATTTTTTGTGTGTTTAATCTTTGCGCTTGGTTTTCACGTGCGGCTCTATCTGCGGCCTCAGCCGGAGACTCACCTTGAAGTCTACCTAATCTACCTGCACTAACTACTGTGCTATACGAAGGGCCGAAAGCTACCATGATATTTCTCCTTACGCGTTTTCAGATTTGCTATTGCTGCCACCAATACCGCCATACAAACCACTAGAAGTTCCGCCACCTATACCCATTACACGGCTAGCACCATAGACTAAATCTGCTTGTGCTTGTCGTTTGCGTTCCGCCAAGTCTTGGAAGTATGGACTAGCTAAACCTGCGTAACCTTCAGGGGATGCAGTAGGTAAAGCACTAAGGCCTGCTTGACGCAAGCGCATGGACGCTGCTTGACCGCGTTCTTCTTCTGCAGCTGAAGCTATAGTACCTGATTCTGTACTGTCAATCTGAGAAGCTCTACGTAAACCTGCTGCTCTGTCTGCTGATAGGCCACGTGTGTCTTCGTTTAGCTGACGTTCACTTCTAATTTTTGTTTCCGCGTAAGCTGCTTCTGGGTTACCTTGTTGTTGGTCAGCCATCTGCATAAACTCTTGCGCCGCTAAAACTTGTTGCTCAAACAAAGCACGATTATCAGAAGCCATACGTTTTAACTCAGCTTTACGTAGCTCTACTAGCTCTTGTTCTTCTGGAGATAAACCTGATATGTCAGCGTTACCAAGAGCCATGGCTGTAATTTTCTTTAGCGTTTCTGGGTTAGAAGCAAGACCTGTTATAGTAGTACTAAATCCTGCTTTAGCCGCAGAAGTAATTGTGGGTGCTGTGACTGCACCGTCTGCCGCTATCATAGTACCATCTGATAACAAAGCCGAACCAGTAGTTGCGTCTACTTTTACTATGTTACTACCTACTTTTTCTGCCGCTGCAGTTACTTCTGGGTTAGCTGCCGCTGCATTGTTTGCGGCTGTTGCAGAACTATACCCTGCAAACCCGCCTGCTAGGCCGCCCATGATAGCACCTTTTTCTATGTCGTTACCAGTAACTGCTGCTCCCGCCGCACCTAGAACTGCACCTGTTGCGGCTGCTCCTACTGTTGAACCTATAGTAGCGGCTGCTGCTGTACTTGCACCTAACGTAGTTGCGGCACTAGATATAGCTGCTGTTGCTCCAATACTACTAGCGATTGCTGGGGCTACAAAAGGAATGGCTACCGCTACTGCCACTGCTACAACTACTTTTACTGCTTTAGACATTTTAATCTCCTATAGAATCATTCGTACATACGCGCAGGACTTTGTAAATCCGAATCGTTTTATGTAATGTTTTGCTAATCTTTCTGTACCATACGCATCAAGGAACATACACTCATTGGCTCTTAGCCAGTCTAGTATAGATTCCCAGAAGGCATCTCTAAATTTAGATAAGTTTTTACCGGCCATTGCTATTAAGTCTGCACCTTTTTTACCATTCGCTAAGTGGAACTGTACAGCAATTACGCACTCAGGCATACCATTATTTGACAAAGCAAAAATTACACACTGATCTGTCTGTGCTAGACAGTATATATCACCTGAGGTTATGTCGTCTGAACCTATTTCATTACTGTTACAAGACGCAGTAAGTAGTGGCTCTAACCAATCCCATAGTTCGTCCACCCTTTCAGGTGTTAACATCTCTATATTTAGATTAGGCTTTGTCATCCATCGGGCCTTTATTAATCATGCTTTTAAAGAAAGCTGTTCCTTTTTCTTCTACTAACCATCTGGGTATAACCATTTCTTTTTCGTGTGCCATAATAGGTACTTCACCGGTAGGTGATTTACTATCAGGTACTTGTCCGCCTTTACCCATAGACGGCATAGGTGGTTGCGCCGCAGGTACGTTACCTTGCATTGCATCTTGTCCGCCCATAGAACCTTGAGCTGCACGAGCTGCTACAATTATACCAAACACTAGACCATCGTCGTACTCTGCCGGAATATCTTGTTCAGTTGCTAGCCCTTGTTGTATAGCAAACTGTCTAATCTGTGGGTACATAGATGGGTTACGTAAAGCTGCCATAGCAAGTTGTGATAACTTGTTTAACTCTTGTGCTGTAAGTTCGCCAGATTGTACCAACCCCATAACAGCTTGTTTAATTTGTGCTAGCTCTTGAGGACGCGAGTTCATAAACTCTTGAATCTGCATCTCCATCATGTCTGCGTTCATAGGTTGCTTAGGTGCGCCCATTGCTTCAGGACTAGGTGGCTGTATACCACCAACAGGTTGTCCGCCTGGGCCTATTTGTCCCCCCATTTCATAAGAAGGTAATCCTCCGCCTGAAGTCATAGCCCCTGCTAACCCACTACCTGGAGGAGTGTACTGTGTAGGAGAAGGCATACTCATAATGCCTTGTAGAACGGGTGGTAAAGTATTAGGTTGCTGCGCCATAGCCTAGCTCCTTAGTTGTGTTATAAGTATTTGTACAGTAGCTCTTAAATTAGCCACATCATTAGCAAGATTTTGTACGTCTATTACTAAAGAATTGTAATCTTCTAGTACTGGAACACTTGCCTGTCCTGTTATAGTTACTACGTTGCCGGATATACTAAAGCTAGTTAGTACGTTTACACCTGCTCCGGCGGCAGATACGTTCGTCATGTTTTGCCCGACAGGTTCAGCTAAATTAGATACCTGTGCTTTAGTTATAGCTTTACTAGCTAGATCGTTCTCGCCACGTATACCCGCTAAGAGTTCTACATTTTCTTTAATAGCAGATAACATCCTAACTTGCCACTCATCTACGCCTGTAGTAGGAACAGCAGGGATACCTGAATATCTAGTTGCTAAAGCCATTATGTTTCTCTTAGTCCCGTTGGTGTATCTGCAAGATGTATAGCTCTTACACGTACAACGCTTTCAAGTTCTACCTCGAATGTATCCGACTTATAGCCTGAAGGCAAACGAAAGGTTTTACTACTAGATAAAGACGTTGTATGCTTTAGTGCTTTGTTAACGTAAAGTTTAAATGTAACCTCGTTTGCACCATCCCAACGTATAGTTGTATCTTCCCAATCGACTGTTACAGCATCCCAGTTAGCTGTGGTATTAGCTGTATAGTCTGCAACAACTCTAGCCGCACCTAAGTTAAGAGGGTTTTTAGTTACAATAGTTTTAGACTTCCATGTATAGTTAGATAGTGGTTGTGTACTATCATCCCATAAGTATATGTCACCGTCTGTATCTGCACAGTAGTACAGTTTGTTTGTAAGCGTATCAAACCAAGCAGCTGTAAATTTGTAAGTTGTATCTACAAAGAACCCGCCTTGTTTTTCATCTAGCTCAAATATAATACTACCATTAGAATGAGATGCAAAGTATGCGTCTTTAAAATATGTACCTGTTAGTGTACTAGGATCAAGGTCAGCGCCCCATGTATCACTGTTATACAAAGCTCTAGTTGCAAGTTGTGCGCCTGTAGTTGTAGAATACAAAGCTAAACCATCGTGCGTAGCGTACATTACACCCACTCCGGTATTAACAATACTATTTTTATTTAGGCAAGGAAACCTAGCATCAGTACGTGTAACAGTAAATACGGATGGCTCACTACCAGATACAATGTACGCATACGCATCAGTCATAACAATTACGTTACCGCTAAACAAAGCAAAACCTACTACGTTGTCTTCTAGTGTAAACTTATATTCTTCTGGCCACGCATGGTACTGCCCAGGTTCTGTAAAGTAAATTTCATTGTTAACAAACCCTGCTAAAATATTGTTCTGTACCGCAGTAAGACCTTGTAATCCAGCAGGGGGTGGCACAAATAAGTTTGTGTTTAATACATTGCCAAGGCTAGCTACGGCAAAATCATCTATAAACGTATAGTTACTTTCACCCCAATACCTAGCAGTATCTACACCAGGGCTTTCAGAACTATCTATATAGAACGTACCTGTAGCAGATGTAGAAGATACATCAGAAGCCGTTTGCGCATACTCAAAAGTATAGTCATCTATAATTTCAGTTACTATACCGCCTGCAATATTAAAAGAAGAGTTAGAACAGTTAGCTATTTTAAAATACGTACCTACTGCAGTATTATGTGGGTAGGCTAAGGTAACCCTAGATACGTTGCTGGTTCTCTGCACACTAGCTAAAGCAGTAGGAAACCACAATGTTGCAATACGTAAATAGTCTGCTGTAGTAGTACCAGTCACAGTACGATATAACCTAATACCTCTTACAAAATTTTTACCCGATGGTTTTGCTGTAGGTAAATTAGTAACTGTAACTACTTGCCCTTCACGTATAAACAACGGATCAGACGGCTCTGAGCCTATTGACTCTTCTTCCCACGGTGTAAACCAAGTGTATAAGTAGTTACGAGAACGTATGCTACCGGCTAAATCTATTTTACCATCTGTATTAGCAGTGGTAGTTATAGTAAATCCTGGACTAGTATAAGTAATAGTAGTATCGGAAGGCGCATTAACTTCGATAGAGCGTGCGTTAAACGAGCGTAAGTCCCACTCGACATTACCAGAAGTACTAACAGATGTAGATGATGTTACTGTAAAACTATTTGCATTTACTTTAGTCATAGTAAACACACCACTAACAGCATCGCCAGATGTAAAACGTAGCACAACTTGTGCGCCGGTAGATAATCCGTGGGCAGTAACAGTAATAGTTACAGTAGTTCCAGACTGAGAGTAAGTGCCATCTACGTGAGTAAACCCAGTAATTGTAGCAACTGCACCAGACTTTAAACCATGTGCTGCGCTTGTTGTTAAAGTAACTACGCCACTAGCATCTCTAGCATAGTTAGTTGTAGTTTTTGTAGTAAAGTTTGCAGCAGCTACTGACAATATAGTATCAGGTAAGGGTAGACCTAAATTGTAATAGTCTATAGGATACGGCTCTACCCCCGTAGTTGCAAGATCGTACGTACTAACCTTAGGTGCGCCATCACCAGAATAATAGAATCTTTGCTCGTCAGCGTCTGCTGCCCCCGAAGGAGTAGCAATGTCTACGTCAGTAGGCCACGACAACCATTTTAACTCGCCAGTGCTAGGCGTACGTAGAGCATGTAGTTTTTTTATTGTACCATTACGCTCAGTATTATCTACAATAACAGGTGTAGGGTAAGGGATTAAATCTCCAGAGTATAGTTTAATATTTGTTGCAACCTGCGCAGCTGTGTCAGGTAATAGCTCAGGAGCTATCTTTGGTGCTTTACCAAAAAACTTTTGGATTTTAACCCCGGCCATACTATACCATCTCCAACGCTTGGTGTAATGTTTCTTTGTTGCGGCGCGTCCAGCCTCGTCCAAAGGTTTCAAATGTCTTTAACCCTTTATAGAAGTCTTGCCGTACGCCGTAAACATAATTTATTATAAACTCAGGGTCTTTTTCCATAATAAGTCCTATTGTAGCTGGCCCTATTGCGCCATCTTGAGTAGCTCCAACTGCACGTTGGATAGCCTTAGAAGGTCTACTTTTTCCGGAATTTACACACCAATCAAAGGCGCACCAGTCTACCCCAGATGGAAGTGAATCTCCTTTAATTCTATCCCAGTAGTTCTTTTTGTATATTGGGCCTACATCTTCAGGTGTTAAGTCACGCATTTCCTGCTCTGTAGATTCACGACCAATCCAGTCGTCGTATACTTTTTTGGTAACTCCTAAATTTGTCATACCCCCAGGGTCATCAGGGTGGTCAACAAATCCTCCTTCATGAGAAAGAAGCATGTCTAAACATTTATCAAAGTTCTCTTTCATTTTGTAATTCCTTGTTTCTTTTCATAGCTGCGAAGTCCGCCCAAACCAAGCATACCCATCATGACAGTCATTAAGCTACCCATATCAAACTCTGGTAACGCAGGTATGTCAACTCCAGCGGCAGTTACACCAAACACAATCAATGGCTGTAAAACAAAGTGATATGCAAACGCAACGCCGCATACCCAGCCAATGAAGGGCCTCCAGCCGCCCTTAAATAAAGACCCTGATGCAGCTTCAGCTTTGTTTATTTCTAATTGCCCCATTAAGGCTTGCTGGGCATGATTATCGGACATTGTAGCAATCTCATGGGCTAACTGTGCCTTTTGATCTTTGTCCTCGATAACTTTGTCTAGTAGCCCAGTAACAGGCCCTATCAAATTACTTACTAAACTCATCATTCTTTATTCGTCTTTCCTTTTGTGTAGGCTTCTTTGCCATAGAAGGCGGCAACTATAGCAGCTACAGAAACAAAATACACACCGGCAATAGAAGCTAGTGATTTCATGGCCTCATCAAGATTAGCTACGTTACAAATAATTATAGCGAAGGGGTACAGTAGCATACCAAACAAAGCAAACCATGCCATCTTTCTTTGTGCATCGCGTTGTGCATCGTCATCAGCCATTTTTAAACGCTTATCTTCTAGGGCAAGTTTATCCCATTCAGCTTGGTCTATCGAACCATTACCATCTGCATCAGCTTTTTCAAACTCTGTCATATTAATCTCCTAATCTGCTAACGGGTTATCTAATGCCCGCTGTAGTTTATCCATTAACTTATCTTCTAGTTCTTTCATATCGCCGCTTTGTGATACCCTAACACGTTCTCGTTGATTTTCAAAGCGAACTTCTGCATTGTCTATCATCTTACGCACCTTGTCCTCAGACTCTCGCACCATATCTTCTATGCGATCTGTTTGTTGTTCAATGCGTAATATATCATCCTTTAAGCCGTTCTTAATATCACGACTGTACTCTACAGATTCTTCTACCTTATCAGAAATACCCGTAACTTTTGCATCCATAACATCCATTGCTTGTTGGTATTCGCCAAGGTCAAGCCCCGCGACCTCCTCGATTTTTTGGTACATAACAAACCCGCCGTACAAACCACCAACAACTGTAGATAAGAACGCAAAGATAGCCACAATAGAACCAAACGACAGCTTCATACCACCCGTCTTAAACTCACGATCTGCTAGTCCATCAATGTTATCGGCTATTCTAGTTGTATCAACCATCAGTTTTCAAACTCCATTTCGCCACCTGCGTTCTGTAAGTTTCTTAACGCTTCTATTTCATCACGTAGTTTTTGTATCTCTAACCTACGTTGCGCTAGCTCTATTTGATAAAGGTCGTCGCAATTAATACGAGCTTTGGGCTTGTCTAATGGAATAACTATCCTTGCGTATACACCTATGTCTTTGCCACGACTGCTAGTATCTAAACCTGATAGCACACCTGTTACACCATACTCTAAGTTTACACCTCCACCCACAGCATTACTGCACCGCATACTACCTGTTGAAAAAGAATCTGACTGATAATTCATAGGTGGACTAGGCAATGCAAGTGAAAGAGAGCTGTTGTCGGCTACAACTGAACTAGATAACAAACAAAGAACGACTACTAATCTCATGCTGGCTCACCGTCTAATCTCGAACATATCCTAGAAGAAATAAGAGTTCTTGACTGGTTGGTCTTTCTTACCTTCGACGTTGTGCATAGATACACAGCTTCAGGCATATCCCTTTTTCTTATGTAGACATCAAAAGATTTATGTTCTTTGTACTCAACTTTCATAATCCTATACGTTGTAGAAAAAGGTATATTCATCCAGTTTAAATCAAACAAATCAATCTGGTAATACCTTATCTCTTCTCTTGAATTAAAGAGAGACATCTCTACCTTAACCACGTCCTTGACGTGAGACATCTTTACTTCTGGGTATGCGGGGGTCATCTCATGCGGAATTGCACAAGTCCCCCAAACCAAAAAGGCTATGGTTATCCTACTTAGCAATGCAACTTGCCTGCACTACTGCCGTGTAATTGCCACCGGGTAAGGGTTTAGCTGAACCATATACAGCAGATGATGCGGTAGAGAACCATGCTGATCCTGCTAGTGTAAGATTAAATTTAGATGTATTGCCTACCATTACTTTAGCACCATTGTATGCAGACATCCCTGCCACAGACATCTTTGTTACAGTGGTACTACCTGTCCACGCAATTGTATCTGTAAGGTTAGGTGAAGAGCTAAAGGATGTAGGGTGAGTTATGTTTGCAGTGTATGAATCTGCGATAGATACATCAATCCTAATTACAGGTAGCATACCTCCATCGGCAGGTGTTGTGCTTAACTTACTGGCAATAGGGTTTCCATATACCCCAGCTTTGTCTGTTTGTATCACGCACTTGGCGGCTACACTACCCGTTATCTCTACGTTAGCTAGTGCAGGAAATGCGCATAGTGAAAGTATCGCAATAGAATATTTCATATTAAACCTCAATTGTTGTACTGCATATCGACCATCTTTTCGTGCAGAATCTGTTGTGCTAAGTTATTACGCAAGGCCTTCTTGTTGTCAGATATTTCTGAGTCTGCAAGACCGGGGGCATCAGCATACACACCTCCGTTGATAGACGCGTTATAATACATAGCTATATTAGTCTGTTGGTTAATAGCCATAATAATGCCATCTTGCCCTTGTGTCTTAAACAGGGTCAGTGCATTGGCAGATGCGGTCAAACCCATTTCAATCCTATTTTCTTCCTCTTCCTCTTCTTCAGAAAGTATCAGATTGCCATCTTCATCATACTGAAAATCTGTATCCGCGTCTATAGCAGCCATAGCATCTTCATCTTCTAGTACATCATACAGTTCAACTACAGGTATTACAGGTATAGGTTTGACATACCCCGGACACGCAGGGTTAGATTGTTCGTCGTAAC